AGCTGATAAATTCGCTCGTTCTATTCTTCTTTGTTGTCTGTCTATAATCGGCATAATGATATTTATTTGATTCCCAGATCATTTTCAGTAAGAACCTTGAATTGCCAATTTCGGTCAAGACAGTATTCCTGAGCTGCTTTCCACTTGGCGTCATTGACTCCCCAAGTAACTATTTCGGTTATGTATTTTTGTGTTACTCTTGATCTTTTCTTGGGAGGAACTGACTCTTTTTGTGGCTTTATTTCCCATATCATCTCTCGTATCTTGTTGTCTTTATCGCGAACTTTGACATAGAAATCGGGAAAGTAACGATGCACTTTGCGATCAACGGGAGAGAGATAGGGTATCACTATTTCTTCAGAAGACCATTGTATGACTGATGGGTTTTCATCAAGAAAAACCATGACACGACGCTCCCAAAGACTACGATATATGATTCGTGTGGGATCTCCGCGATATTTTTGACTATTTGTTGGTATGAAACGGCCCTTGTATGACATTATAAATATGATAATAAAAGTTACGGAAATATTTAGATGCCGATACAAGAACCAACTAGACAAACTATAAGAGAAGATGATGCGGGCGGTGTCGAAGGAGCTGGACCTCTAGCAACTTTAAAAACAAACAAATATCAATTTTCTTCTTTTAATTATCCAATCGATATCGAAAATCTATCTCATGCTATGCTATTCAATATTAGAGTTCATGAGATGTCTAAAGATCTAGGATCCAGAGAAGAAAGAGCGGAATCAAATCTTCAGACAGGTAGAAGACAAAGATTACTGCAGGGATCCCCTAATGTGCAGAGAAAATATGTAACGGTTAAGCGAGCAATATCTCTTTATATGCCAGATACAATTGTTTTTGATAATAAACAAAATTATGAAGCGCCAAGCTTATTAGAAAAACTTGGAATTGGTGGAACTGCACTAATTACCACAGGTTCGCAATATTTGAATGAAGCCTCAAAGCTCATAAATGGCCTCGCTGCTGCTGCTGCAACTACAGTCGGCGGGCAGGCCAACAACGCCGCTCGTGTATTTGGATCCCTCGTACCCGGTGCTATTACAGCAGCTGTATCATCACTTTTTAAAGCAGATAGACAAAAAATTACACCTGTAGTCAGAATAGCTGCACAACTTTCGGGATTTGCTGTTAATCCTGTTATTGAAGTATTATACTCTAATCCTATGCTTAGAGCGTTTAATTTTGATTTCATATTTGCACCAAGAAATGAAAAAGAAGCTGATATGGTTTGGAAAATAATAAATGAGTTTAGAAGACATTCCTCACCTGAATATCTTCCCGACACATTTGGTTCAATATTAACTCCTCCATCAGAATTTCAAATTACTTTTTTAAGAAAAACTCTATCGGCATCCGGATCTGGTGGTGGGTTTATTGAGAATATAAATCTACCTAGAATCACATCATGCGTTCTTAGTGATGTGCAGGTTGACTACGCTCCTACAGGAGGATATGTGACATTTGAAGATGGCATGCCTGTTCAAATAAGAATGAGATTGGTTTTCATAGAACTTCATATGATTACAAGAGAAATGATAGACAAAGGTTACTAATGGCATATTTCGAAAATTTTCCAATAGTTGGATATAATTTATCCAATTCTACAAATCAGAATATAAAAGCTGTTTCTGATTTATTCATTCGTGCTAGATTGATTCCAAGCATTCAAAATAATTCACTTATATATTACAAATATCAAATTTCGGATGGTGATACTCCAGAAATATTAGCTTCAAAATATTACAATAGTCCAAATCGTCATTGGATCATTCTTCTCTTCAATGATATTACTGATCCAACATATGATTGGCCTCTTTCATATTCGAATTTCATATCTTACATTGAAAGCAAGTATGGTTCAATAGCAACGGCAAAAACAACAACTCATCATTATGAAAAAATCGTTACAAAAACTGATTCTGTTACTGCAACTATAACAGTAAACAAGTATGAACTTGATTATAATACATACGCAAATTTAGCTTCTAGTAGTTCTGAAACATTTAATTTGAAAGATGGGAATACTGTTCAAGTAGTGACTACAAAAAATGCAGTATCTTGTTATGACTATGAAGATGAACAGAATGAAGCAAAAAGAGAAATCAAAATAGTGGATAAGTCATTTGTTAGTCAAATAGAATCAGAATTATACGCGATAGTCGCAGATGTCTGAACAACTATACACTACTGAAAAAGGTTATGTTCTAAAAGAACTTTATATTATTAGTTCTAATGGAAAAGCAGTAAGCATATTTAATATGATGCTTGAATTGGGAATTTTTGAAGACATCTACAATTCATCTGTTTCCGGATATGTCTTATTGAACGATTCAAACGACTTATTTGCTATTACACCATTAAGCGGATTTGAATTTATCGGCGTAGTTTTGGAAAAACCAGGATCACAAAAAAATATCGTTCTTGAAAAAATGTTCCGAGTTTATAAGATGGGGGCTCCGGATTCAAATCCATCAACTACGTCTAATCAATCTTATGTTTTACATTTTTGCTCAGAAGAAAATCTAGTATCTTCATCAAGAAGAATTTCAAAAGCATATAGAGGAAAAACAGTTTCAAATATCATCAAAGATATATTGGTAAATCATCTTTCAGTTTCTCCAAGCAAAGTAAGAGCAGAAAACATAGAAGAAACTTCTGGAGTTCACGATATTGTTATTCCTTTTTTGAATCCTTTAGCCGCAATAGCTTGGTTGACTTCTAGAACTGTTTCTGCTACTTCAAAAAGTAGTGGAGCTAATTTTATGTTTTATGAAAATACAGAAGGATTCAATTTCAAGTCACTTGAAACTCTATTTCAAAAACCAACAAAAGCAAAATATACCTATAGTTCAAAAAATAGAGAACCTTCTAAAAATGATACTTCATTGACGGAAATTAGAGAAGTAATAAAGTATGAATTCATGAATGTGTTTGACACCATGTCTGGAATAAATTCTGGAATGTTTTCAAGTACATTAAAAACTATAGACTTGTTAAAATTACAAGCAAGTGACTATACGATGAACTATAAAGATTTTTTTGAAAATACTTCACATATTGAAAAAGGAAAAAAAGCTTTCGGTTTTCAAAATGAATATCAAGATAGATTCAAAAATACAACACAAGAAAATTATTATTCAGTAATGAGAATGTATCCAACTAACAAAGGGCATGATACGGATTCTATCATTTCAGCAAAACAACCTTCGATAAAACAAAATTTTGTTGAAAAATGGATGTTGCAAAGAATAACACAGATAAATCAATTGAATTTTGTCAAAGTCAAATTGGTAATTCCGGGTGATACATTTATTACTGTGGGCGACATAATCGAATTTCAAATGCCTCTAGTTAGCACAAAAGATCCTGGTAGTACGAACTACAATCCTTATCATAGTGGACGTTATTTGATAACTGCAATTAGACACAAAATAAATCGAGACAATTATGAAATGATTGTTGAAGGAACAAGAGATTCTATATCAGCGCCTTATTCTAGTGCAAAGAATGATGAGCCTATAATTAGTGGAATTAAAAAGATATGATAAATCGTACTAACTTCATGGGACTTGATGGTTTTGTCTGGTGGTTTGGTGTTATAGAAAATCGTAAAGATCCTTTAGCCGTAGGTAGATGTCAGGTTCGTATTTTTGGTTGGCATACTGAAAATAAAAATTTGATACCAACATCCGATCTTCCTTGGGCACATCCTGTCATGCCTTTGAATAGTAATACAGGAACAGGTATTGCTGCAAAAGAAGGAGATATGGTATTTGGCTTCTTTCTTGATTCGGATGATGCACAATTTCCTGTGATGCTAGGAATTGTTCCTGGTATACCAGAATCAACTCCAAGAATAGACAAGGGATTCTCTGATCAAAGAACACCATCACAATTGAATGATTCTCCAAGAAAACCCGAATCAAAAGACTATAGACAGGATGGTGAGGGTGTAAGTATAGTTGAGGGAACTGCTTCACGCTACCCCCAGATAATAAATGAATCGACAGTTAGTAGATTGACTAGAAATGAAAATATAGCGGATACTATTGTAGAAGAGAGAAAAAAGAATCGCGTACAAGATGTAGAGACATCTTCTCCAAATTCTAAATGGTCTGAGCCCGAAACAAAATATAATGCAAAATATCCATACAATCATGTATATGAATCAGAATCTGGTCATGTTTTAGAAGTAGATGATACTCCTGGCGCCGAGAGAATTCAGACTACTCATCGTTCTGGAACTTTTGAAGAGATTCATCCAGATGGAACTAAAGTTACAAAAGTTGTAAAAGACAAATATGAAATAGTTATGTCTGACAATAATGTCTTGATCATGGGAGATTGTAACATCACGATCAATGGTCAAGGTAAAATATTTGTCAAGGGTAGTGCCGATGTGAAAGTTGATGGCGACATGACAACACAGGTTACAGGAACATATAGTGTTACATCATCAGGCTATATGAGTTTTAGAGCACCAAGAATAGATCTAAACTAAGACGGGATGAAAAATGCCAGCAATTGCTAGATTAGGTGATATGTGTACTGGTCATGGATGTTGGCCACAAAGACCAAATGATACAGCAAGTAGTGATGTCTATGTTGAAGGATTAGGTATTCATAGACAGGGTGATCATTGGGTTTCACATTGCTGTCCAAATCAAGGATGTCATAACGGAATTCTGGCATCGGGATCAGGATCGGTATATATTAATGGGTTGCAATGTAGTAGAGTTGGCGATCCTATAGATTGTGGTTCTACAATTCTAACTGGCGCCGGAACTTGCTTTGCAGGATAATATGATAGGAGAAAAATAATATGGTAGGGTTTCCAATTCCAAGTTCAGTTCCAATACCTGAAGTATCGACTCCAGTAGGAAGTTCTCCAATAAATTCAAAGGTGCAAGATATTTTTCAGGATATGGTTGAAAATGGTCAAGCGTCTCTTTTTCGCAATCCCGTCATTGGTAACATAAATCAACTATCATCAGGTATAACTGGACTTAGTGATGCTATAACAAATTCAACATGTTTGAATTATTCCTCCGAGGATAAGACAAATTTGTTGACAGCACTAACAGGAACGGGCGGTTTATCTGAACAGATTACTGCCTTTACGACGCATGTCGATACACTGTCTGGGGTAATAGCAGGTAGTGCCGGTAATGCAACTCCAGGACTTGAAAGAATATTGTCAGTCGGTCGCTCAATCAAAGACTTAGTTAATACTGTTGATCAAGCCTCTGGTTGTTTGGGCGTTTTGGGTAACATGACTGGTCTATTTTCTGGTGAGATACTAGACGGATATACAAGCCAGCTAGCCGGATTTCTTGAACAGATTAACGGATGTCTAGCAGATTTGACAAATATACTGGATCAAATTAATTCAATCAAAGCCGCACTTGCTGCTATAATAGCCGCGGATCAAAATTTCTTCAATCAAGCACTAGAAACGCTAAGACAGGCAGCATTATCTTCGCTTCTAGATTATATGTTTAGTGATCCTTGCGGTAGATTTATACTAGAAAGTCAAATAGGACAAACGCGACTATTGTCTAAATTGACTGGATAAATACAAATATGACCAGTTTAGCAATAAGAACATTCAGAGATTTAGATCTAAATTTCACGCGACATCCTGCAACAAATGATGTCGCGACTCGTATTGGTGATCAAGCAATAATTAGATCACTTCGAAATCTTGTAAATATGGCCAATTATGACAAGCCCTTTCATCCCGAAATTGGTGG